TGGCGCGATGTGGCGTTTGCTTGCCTCAATCATTGCGTCCAGTTCCTCTAGGCGGGCTTGTTCGGTGGGGGTGAGGTTAGGCATAGAAAATCCGATAAAGGCGGTCGCTGTCTTGCGCAAAGCGGATAGCCATGTCAGCCGCTGCCGCCTCGGTTCCGAAGTTGCCAATAAGCTCGCCTTCGCTGGTGAGGTTGCCGTTGCGGCTGATGAAAAATTCTAGTGCCATCTCAAATTCTCCCTTTCGATGCCCCCTGATATCGCGCCCATACCAACCCGTCAACACAAAAACGCATTGCCTGCGATTATTCTTTTCCCGCCCGCTTCCGTTGACAAAGTTGTATAGAACCGGGGTTCTCGCGTTTTCACACATATATAAAAAAAGAGAGAATTTTTATCTCTTCCCGCGTAAGCAACTTTGTCAACGGAGCGGGCCTAAAACCCCGAAAATAACGTTGACCACGTTGACACCTCCGTTCATGTTTCCCGGAGACGATCATTAACGACCTCTGCGATTAGCCCTTTTATCTCATGCCGCCGCATCCGTTCGGCCTCCGCTTTTGCGGCGTAAACCTGATGCACTTCGGGCCGCGTTTTCCACTTTTGTGCGCCCTTTCGCGCTGCATCGTCAGGCTCGCACCAATCAAACCCGCAAAGCGATTTCATGGCCTCTTCGCGCTTGATCGCGTCCGCACTGCGATACGATCGAACGTTCCGCACAAGGTCGCCCTCAGTAAATTCCGCAACCCGGTGCGCCAATATCCACGCGCCCACATCTTTGACCAAATCATCATATTGCGACACGCCAAGCGCCTCGATATAGAACGCCACGCTGTGACCTCGGATGTAATAGGTCAGGAACCGCGCAACCCGGCTTGCCATGCCTCTGACACCTCTAGCGGCAAGCCATCGGCATTGGTGGCGTGTTCGACGCAATGCCAGATCACGCACAGGCGCACGAATAGCCCGTCATACTTGCCGATATGCGTTGCCAGCTTGCTGTTCATTTGCTCCATGACCAGCACAAAGCGAAAGTGCTCATCTGCCAGCGCCTCGCGCACGGCCCGCGCGCCTTCGCTAAACGTGAGCGGCTGCACGCCAAAGAAATTGCGCGGCGCGTCCAGCTCGTGCAACGCCTCGACCAAATCGCCAAATTCCTCGGCAACCGGCGGGGTTGCTACGTCCTGATCGCGCTGCGCCTTTTGCAGCATGACCGGGATAAATCGCTGGATTAGCCCATCATCTTGCGCTTCCGCCACCAGCGACCGCAATGGCCCCGGCTGGATACCGCCAAGCATGGTGACGCTAAGGTTATCAATCAGGAACGAACCGCGCCCGATACGATTGACCGCATATTGCCCGCCGCCATAGGCTTGCAGCCAAAACGACCTATCCGCCCCGCCCGACTTGCCGCCGTATTTTTCGATACGACCAAAAAACCCGGTAAGCTCGTCTTGCAGAACCATGATGCCGTTCGGGCTATCCTTGCAGATCTCTTGCGCGGCTTCCGTGGTGGCATCCTCGATCCGCAAGCGCGGCGTTCCGGGTCGCGGTTCACTTGACTTAGGCCCGCCATTATCCTGCCAATCCGCAAGGGCGCGGTTGGATTGGCTTAACATCTGCGCGTCCAGTTTTTTGATACGCGCCACGGTGCGCGCCATCATTGGACTTTTCCGGGTTGAAGGCGTGCCGATAAGCATAACCCAAATGCGGGCGCTTTCCGTCCAGCTCTCGTGCTGCTTTGGCTTAAGCTCGATGTTGTCCCTGATCGCAACCGAACAGGCCGCAAGCGCGCTCATGGCAAAACCCGCCGGGTCAGTCCCCATCTGCGCCGCGCTCTCGAACGCGAAACGCTCAATAAGCGGTGGCAGCAATCCACGCGGCAAGGCTGGCACGCTAGGCGTTGCCCACAGATCGACCGGCCCCGTTTCCTGTGCAGGCGCATTATCCCGCATTGCCTTGCGTTCGGAGTATTCCTTGAGCGCGCTGCGAAACGTTGCGGCTACGGCATCTGTGCCTTGCTCTTGCGCCTGATCATTAAAATCATTGCCGTCCTTCAGCGCAGGCGGGATAATGACAGGCACGTCCAATTCATCGGCAAGCACGGCCATACGCTTTGCAGCATTGCCGCCATCACTTGCCAGCACGATTGCCCGTCCATTAGCGTGCAATTCGCGTGCAAGCCGCTCCATATTGTTAAGGCTAAATGCAATGCAGACTTGGTCGGGAATAGCCTCGTAAATGCTGGCACCAGTGGCAAAGCCCTCGCACAAGATGGTGCGCCCCATATTAATGCCGATATAGGCACGGCCCCCGCCGGTTGGCGCACCGGGTGTGAATTTTTTGCCACCGTCATCTGCGATAAGCTGCACTGACATGACCTCGCCGGATGCATCCATGATCGGCAGGATCAATCGCCCGTCGCTATGCTGGCGAGCCATGTGCGGCGTGATACCCTTTCGCACCAAATAGGGGTGGTGTGGATCGGCTCGGCCTGCGGCTTCCCATGTGTCGCGGGCTTCCCGCGTTGCCATATCGCGGCGGATACGTTCGGCCTCGGCGCGTTGCTCCATGATTGCGGCTCGCTCGGCTTGCGCCTCTGGCGTGTCGTCTTTGCGGGTGTATTCCGCGCCGCCATTTGTGAGCATGGCCACGGCTTCGCTAGGGGTTACCTTTTTGTAATCGCGGATAAAGTCGATTACGTCTCCATGCCAACCGCAACCGAAGCAGTGGGCGAAACCCTTGTCCGGGATAACGTGAAAGCTGGGGGACTTTTCGTCATGGAACGGGCAACAGGCTTTGTATTCGCGGACTGACTTTTGCAGCTTAATCGCCTGCCCGATGATGTCTGCGATGGGATTGGCTTGCTTGATCGCATCCCAGTTCATTCGCCTGCCTCCATGAGATAGCGACCTAGCGTGTCGATTGTTTTCATGGTGGGGTTGCCTGTCCCGTCCCTGACATCGCGGATGGTGGGCGCGCTAAGGCCCGTCGCGGCTGACAGGTCAATGACTTTGCGCCGCTTTATAGCGGCTTTGATCCACTCAATATCTGGCACGGCTTGCGCTCCTGTCGTTTTTCGCATTTTGGCTATTGCAAATATATTTTCATTCGTCTAGCCCTTGATTGCCGCTGTGAATGGTGTCGCGGCCACCGCATTCCCAATGAGGAGAGACTGATGAGCGTGCTCGCCACTATCAGCAAACCCGCGCCGCGCCCGCCGATTATTACGGTGGTGGGCGAAGCGGGGACAGGCAAAAGCTCTTTTGCCGCCACTTTTCCAAAGCCCGTTTTTATCCGTGCCGAAGATGGCGTTGGACGTATCAGCCGCAAGATTGACGCGCCTGACACCTTCCCGCCGGTCAATAACGGCGATGAATTGTTTGACCAGCTTATCGCGCTGGCAACCGAGGATCACGATTATTCGACGGTTGTGATCGACAGCGTGTCCAAGCTCGAGGAAATTTTCACCCGCGACATTATTGAAAAGGATGGGCGCGCAAAGACGCTTTCAACCGCGTTCGGCGGCTACGGAGCGGGCTATCAGGCGCTTGCCGCGATGCACGGTCGCGTGCGCAAAGCGGCGGGCGTGCTGAATACAAAAAAGCATATGGCGATTATCTTTATCGCCCATGCTGATCTCGAGACTATGCGCTTGCCGGACACGGACGATTATCAGCGGCATAGTCTGCGGCTTTCCAGCAAGTCCATTGCACCCTACGTCGATGACGTGGATGTAGTTGGCTTTGTTCGCCTTGCATCTGCGCTGCGAGGTGAAGATGGTGAGCGAAAGAAAGTCGTTTCGACTGGCGACCGTGAATTTGTGTGCCATGCCACTGCCGCCAGCGTGAGTAAGAACGGCCTTGGCATTACCGAACCCTTGCCGTTTGCCGAGGGCACCAATCCGCTTGCCGATGCGCTGGGGATTACGGCGCGGGTTGAAGCAACCAAGGCCACCAATCCCGAACCGAAGGAGAATGCAGAATGAGTTTCTGGGCAACATCAACCGGCGAGAACCTCGCCGCGCAATCGAAAGAGCAGGCGCAAGCATATACCCCGCCAACCAATGACCTTGAGCCGATCCCCGGCGGGTCAAAGGTGCGCGCTTTCGTCAAGGAAGCTGGATGGGACAAGGACAAGGATGGCAACCGCTTTGTGAAGCTGCGTTGGGATGTGACGAAGCCTGACAGCCATGCCAAGCGCGTTGTTTTTCACAAGCTTTGGGTAAAGGACAATGACCCGAACGCCAAAGATCCGAACGGCAAGCGTGACAAGGCGCTACGGATGCTGGCCAAGATCGACGCATTCGCAGGCGGGAAGCTGGCCGCAAAAGGTGCTGAGCCGTCGGACGATGAATTGCTGATCGCGCTAGCGAACAAGGAAATGGTGATCGCCGTTGAATTGTGGGAGATGAAGGGCAGCGACGGGCAAATGATGAGCGGCAACTGGGTGCGCGACGTTTACGCACTTGAAGGCACGGCGCTTGTCATTGGTGAAGCCAAGGGCGGGAAGGCCGATGCTGGCCCGCGTGACTTGGGCGACGAGATTCCATTCTGAGACACTAGGCGCGTTTCCGAAACTATCCGCGCTAGGAAGCCCCCGCCGGGTGGGGTGTGTAAAACCCGGCAATTTTTTCATGGGAGTTCTTATGCAACAACGAAGCCCCGAATGGTTTGAAGCCCGCAAGGGCCGCGTGACAGCGTCACTTGTCGGCGCAATCCTTGGCCTTTCGCCATACATGAACCGGCAAGATGCAATGCGCGTGATGGTGCGCGAGGCGCTGGGAGCAGAGCGTGAATTTGTCGGCAACATTGCCACCAAATACGGCACCAACAACGAAGCGGGCGCGCTGATCGACTATCGAATTGAGACGACGCACGAGGTGCAAGAGATTGGCTTTGTGCCGCTAGGGGATTGGGCTGGCGTGTCACCTGACGGGCTTGTCGGCAAGGATGGCGGCGTAGAAATTAAGTGCCCGTTCGGCTTGCGGAATGCAGATAAGCCCGTGCCGTTTAAGTCGCTTGCCGATCAGCCGCATTATGAGGCGCAAGTCCAATTCACGCTTTACGTGACCGGGCGGCGTTGGTGGCACTTTTTCCAGTGGGCACTGAACGGCACAAAGCTTGAGGTGGTCTATCCTGATCTTGACTGGCAGGCGCAACATATCCCAGCGCTGCGCCAGTTTCATGCCGAGTTTCTGCACGAGGTCGAGCACAATGCCGCCGAACACTTGGCCCCGCGCCGGGTGGAGATTGACACGCCTGAAGCGCACAAGATGGCAGCGGAATGGGACGAATTGCGCGAGCAGATTGCCAATGCGCAAGAGCGCCAGCGCGACTTGCTAGATGCCATGGTATCAATGGCAGGCAGCAAAGATGCGCTGTTTGCAGGGCGCAAGCTGACCTGTGTTGAGCGGTCTGGCGCTGTGCAGTGGGCAAAGGTTGCCGCCAAGTATTGTCCCGATGTCGATACTGCGCCTTTCACCGGCAAGGCTTCGCGGTTCTGGAGGTTAGGGGCATGATAGAGGAATATCGCGCATTTATTGCGCGCCGCGCTGTGGACGGTCAAAAGCTGGGCTTCACGCCTAAGCCTATCAACCCGATGGCTAAGGATCACCAGATCGCGGCATTGGACTTCGCACTCAATCGCGGCAAGTCGGCGGCGTTTTTGGACACCGGCCTTGGCAAGTCTTTTATTGAGTTGGAATTTGCGCGGCAGTGCGCAGAGGAAACCGGCAAGCCTAGCTTGATCCTGACACCGCTTGCGGTTGCAGGTCAGATGGTGCGCGAGGGGCAAAAATTCGGGATTGATGCGCGCCAGATACGCGAACAAGCGGACGTTGGTGCTGGGGTGATGGTGGCGAATTACGAACGCCTGCCAAAGCTAGACCCGTCCAGCTTTGGCGCTGTGGTTTTGGACGAAAGCAGTATTCTGAAAAGCTATGCAGGTCAGACACGCGCTCGCATTCAAGATGCGTTTCGTGACACGCCATTGAAGCTGGCAGCGACCGCCACTCCGTCGCCTAATGACCATACCGAGCTAGGCAATCATGCCGAGTTTCTTGGCGTAATGCGGCAACAGGAAATGCTCTCAAAGTGGTTTATCAATGACACCAGCACGGCAAGCCAAGACTGGCGCTTAAAGGGCCACGCGCAAGAGGATTTCTGGCAATGGGTTGCAAGTTGGAGCCGATGCGCAACATTGCCAAGCGACCTTGGTGGCGATGATGCCGGATATATCCTGCCCGAAATTGACAGGCGGATACACGAGGTCGCGGCGGATCGCACAGAAGATACGGCGGGATTGCTTTTTCGCATTCCTGAAATGTCAGCGACCAGCTTCCACCAAGAGAAGCGCCTGACATTGCGCCAGCGATGCGAGCGGGCGGCTGAATTGGCAACACACGATAAGCCTGTGACTGTTTGGTGTGAGACGAACGAAGAGAGCGCATTGCTCGCCAAGATGATCCCCGATGCGCGTGAGGTTCACGGTTCGCTTGACCCGGACAAGAAAGAGGAACTGCTACTAGGCTTTGCCGATGGTGACTTTCGCGTGATCGTGACGAAGCCTAAACTGGCAGGGTTTGGCGTAAACTGGCAGCATTGCGCTCACGCGGTGTTTGCTTCGATCAGCTTTAGCTATGAGCAACATTATCAGGCTGTCAGGCGTTCGCACCGATTTGGGCAGACTGAGCGCGTTCGCAATGACATTGTGATTAGCGATACCGAGCGCAGCATTTGGGATGTTATCAACGTCAAGGGCGCGAAGCATGACGAAATGAAGCGGCGAATGTCGGAGGCTATGCGCAAGGCGCAGTCGTCTGCACAGACCCGCGTGAAGTATGAACGACCGCTGGATTTGGCTTTTCCGGCATGGCTTAAGGGAGAATGACAATGAAACAAGCTGAGTATCAGGGCGAAAGCTGGGCGTTGCACAATTCGGATTGCATCGAAGGGATGCACGCCATGCCTGCCAATTCGGTTGACTGTGCTGTATTTTCGCCGCCGTTTGGTGACTTGTTCGTTTACAGCGACAGCGAGCGCGACCTTGGCAATGCCGGCACTGGCGAAGCGTTTATCAATCAATACGCGTTCTTTGCCGCCGCGTTGGAGCGGGTCATGAAGCCGGGGCGTATCATTTGCGTGCATTGCACTGACTTGCCGATGCGCAAGGGCCGGGATGGGGCTATCGGGCTGCAAGACTTCTCTGGCGACCTGATTAAGGCCCATACGGCGGCGGGCATGATTTATCATGGGCGCGCGACAATCTGGAAAGATCCTGTGGTCGAGATGCAACGCACAAAGGCTCTTGGCTTGCTGTATAAGCAAATCAGGAAAGACAGCGCGATGAACCGTGTTGGGATGCCTGATTACATGCTGTTTTTCCGCAAGGATGGTGACAATCCTGACCGGATCGAGCATTGTGCGCCTGCCGACACCAAAGCCGCTCTAGAGATTGCGCGCAAGTGGCTGGAAAATATGCGGCGGCTAGGGCTTTGCTCGCAAGTGCCAGATGATGCGATTTTGCAAGAACTGATCGCCCATGCCGAGTTTGACGTTTACGAGTGGCAGAAGCTTGCCAGCCCTGTGTGGATGAATATTCAGCAAGGCAACGTCCTGAACAACTACCGTATGGGCAGGGCTGCGGATGATGAAAAGCACGTTTGCCCGCTACAACTGGACACAATCGAGAATTGCCTGCGGCTTTATAGCAAGCCGGGTGATGTGGTGCTTGACCCGTTCAATGGTATCGGTTCGAGCGGTTATGTCGCTCTCAAGATGCTGCGCAAGTATATCGGCTTTGAGTTGAAGCCGGAATACGCCAAGATTGCAGACCGCAATCTGCAAGAGGCTGAGAAGAGCGTAGGCGACTTGTACGCGACTGCATGATCCTCTCACCCGTTCCTGCCCCCGGCTTTCATCGCAACCCCGGCGCTTATCCTGACCAGTTAGCGCCGGG